ACATAGACAATATGGAAGTGAAGCCTGCCCTGTCTATTGATAGTAAACAAGAGATGCGTTTTCCTAAGCGAGATAGTTATTATTTTATTGGTACTGCCGGACAAAAAGCCTTTGGTCGTGGCGATACTGTAGATAGAGCCCACCTTTCAGAAGCGGCGTTTTATGATGACCTAGAGAAAATACTAGCCGGTATTGCCGAAGCTGCCGAATATGGCACTATAGATATTGAAACTACACCTAACGGCCGTGACCAAATATATGATATGTGGCAGAAGATTAAAGCAGGTAAAAGCCCGTACACTGCTATTTTTATACCCTGGTTTATTGACCAGGAATATAGCGTAGATAGTTTAACCACCAAAGAAAAAGAGGGCCTATCCGATGCTGTGCGTAAAATGTTTGCTATACCTGATGACCAGTTCATTGCAGATTTAACCGCAGAGGAAAAGCTGCTAGTCAAAAAGGTAGCAGAACAATGGAAGATTATTTTAACTGCCGGACAGATGAAGTGGCGACGTTATAAGATATGGGATAAGGGCGGTCTATTTTGGCAGGAATATCCGGAAGATGAAGTTAGCTGTTTCCTACAAAGTGGCCGTAGCGTATTTAGCCAAATTACTACCGACCCTAGCAAACGTATTGACATGGAAAACTTTGATACACTACCCGAGGAGTTCCGTTTAGAAATGTCAGAACGCCAACTATATGCCGGCGTTGATTGTGCAGAGGGTACGCTAACCGGCGACAGGCACGTGTTCTCAGTCATTGACGTACCAGACCCAGCCAAGGGCGTAGGCTATGTTATTTATGAATATGCTAGCAACGAGCCTATTGATATATTCTGGACTAAGATAGGCAAGCTATTAAGCAACCCTGCCTTACAATTTGTTTTAGGTATTGAGAAAAATGGTGTAGGTGTGGCCCATGTAAATAAAGCTATGACTATGGGCTTATCTTTTAACGAATGGACTACCACTGCCGCTAACCGTTCTTTGATGATCACTGACCTAGAGGAAGCCTATCGAAAGGGCGACCTGGTAGAAAGCTATCCAGAAGCAGAAAACGAAGCCAGGGATATGTTCTATAATAAATCTAACCGGGCAGAGCATAGGTCTAACAAACATGACGATAGGGTATTTTCTAGGGCTATTGCATGGCAACAAGCTAACGCCCCCGTACCTCGTATATCAAGACTTTAAAAAATGTGATATAATAAATCTATGAAATGGAATAAAATCTTTAGCATGTTTAAGAAAAAGACAGCCGGCACCGAACTAGGCGGCTTTGAACTGCTAGCCAGGTTAACGTCAAAGAATTGGAGTAAAAAGAAAATGCTGCAACAGTACGAAAAATCTTTGTACGTATTTGCCTGCGTAAATAAAATAGCTGAAAAGTGTAGTAGCATTGATCTAGAGCTATATCAAATACTTAATTCTAGCGGCGACAATAAAGAAATTATAAGCCACGAAGCCCTAGACCTACTTTATAAAGTTAACCCGTTTCAAACAAAAACGGAGTTTATGAAGATTACAGTCATCAACCTGCGACTTGCCGGTGATGCTTTTTGGGTTAAGATTAGGAACAACGGGGGCAAGGTAGCAGAGCTTTGGAACCTACGCCCTGACCTTATTGAAATAGTGAAAGACCCTAACGAGTATATCAAAGGCTATAAGTTCACTAAGTCTGCCGGGGAAATTGTATTTTTTGCTCCAGATGATATTGTGCATTTCAAAAGCCCTACACCGTTAGACGATTACTACGGCATCAGTCCAGTGAAAAGTGCTAGCATACGAATTGAAACAGAGGCCCACGCTTCTGAATATCAAAGGGACTTTTTCCTAAACAACGCTAGACCAGATGCTATTGTAAAAGCTGCCGGCAACCTAACACCCAGGCAGAAAAAAGAAATGCGAGAGAACTTTGAATTACAACACAAAGGCAAAGGTAAAAATAGTAAGCTGGGTATATTCGAGGGCGGTTTAGACTATCAACAAATTTCTATTTCTCAACGTGAAATGGACTATATTGAAAGTATGAAGTTTACCAGGGACGATATACTGGTTGCTTTCCATACACCAAAACCTATTGTGGCCATTACTGATGACGTTAACTATGCAAACGCTAATACAGCTATGTATATTTTCTTGTCCGAAACTATCAAGCCATTGATGGGCGATATTGTAGAAAAAATAAATGAAGAACTTATTAGCCCTGACTTTGGGGAAAATTTATATTTAGACTTTCCAGACCCTACACCAGAAATGAGAGAACAAACCCTAAAGGACTATGAGAACGGCTCAAAAAATCACTGGTTGCTTATAAATGAAATTAGGCAGAAAGAGGGCCTAGAGCCTATTGACGGTGGCTGGGATTTATACATGCCACTAAACAACGTGGCTTCCGGTGGCCTAAAGCAAACCAAGCGTGCCAAGACAATGGAAGATTGGGCAATGCTTCAAAACAAAAAGACTAGAATTAAAGCTATAAAAACTTTTCGTGGTAAACGTGAATTACGCCAAAGGTTTTTTATTGCAGAACAATTTAAAAAAGAATTGACTAAAACGCTAAAGGCCTACAAGGTAGAAGCTGAGGCAGAAGCTAAAGCAAAAGCTAAGGTAGCCAAAAAACTTAAACCGCTTATTAAAGGCGAAGATCTACGTAATAAATATTTTGCTATGGTAAATAAGTCCATAGACCAAAAGGCAGCCAAGCTAAAAGAAGATGTTATTAAATTAGCTACTGCACAGGAAGCTGAATTTATTGCCAAGCTGGCACAGATAGATGACCTAACCAAGAGCAAAGCCCTGGGCAAAAATGCTAACGCAGAAATTAAAAACTTCTATGCTGGCCAAGAGGCTGTGTGGGCAGAGTTTATTTTCCCGTTCATTGAAGACTATACTAGATCAGCCGGGCTAGATGCTATGCTTATGGTTAACCCGGAAACAAATTTTGAAATGACTGATGCTGTCCGTAAGGTACTAAAGAAACGTGCCGCCGAGTTTGGGCTGGGTGTAAACAAAACAACCAGGGAAAAAATAACCAAAGCTATAAATACTGGATTAGCAGAGGGCGAAAGTATGGCCAAAATATCAAACAGAGTAAACGATAGCTATAAAGAATTTAGCACATATAGAGCAGACCTTATTGCTCGAACAGAAGCCACCGCAGCTAATAATGAGGGCTTCATTGAAGCATATAAACAAAGTGGCGTTGCCACACATAAAGAGTGGATAGCAACCAAGGACGATAGAACCAGGGACGAACACTTAGCAATGAATGGGGAAATAGTTAAGGTCAATAAAAAGTTTTCAAACGGGCTTATGTACCCCAAGGAACCTAATTGCCGTTGTGTAATTGGCCCAGCTCTTGACGACTAATTGCGTCACTCTCAAATAAATGATATAATAAATATATGAAATTCAAGCAAAATGAGATGCTAAAAACAAAGTTATATTTTCATACAAAGGAAATTGACGAAAAGAACTTTACGCTTACTGGTGTTTTGTCTACTGGCGAAACTGATAGACACAATGAAGTGATAGACCAAAATGGCTGGGACACCAAAGAATATATGTTAAACCCAGTAGTTTTATTTGCACATGACCAATATCAACCAGCCGTAGGGCAGATGCTTAAACTTTATAAAAATGCTGACGGTGATTTAGAGGGTGTTATAAAGTTCGCCGCAGAGGAATACGACTTTGCAATGACATTGTTTAAGCTATATGCTGGCCGCTACATGCGTGCCTTTTCTGTCGGGTTCCAAAATAATAAATATGAAGTTGATGAGGAAACTGATATTATTACTTTAAAAGAAAATACACTGTTCGAGCTTAGCTGTGTGAATGTTCCGGCTAACGCTATGGCACTAGCTAAGAGTGCAGGCGTTAACGTTGAACCATTGCAAAAAATAATGAAAAAGATTTTTGAAAGTAAAACCGGAAAAGAATTTGAAAAGTCTGTAAAAACATTAACCAAAACAATAGACAAAGTAAATCATAAACAAAACAAAATCATAACTGCCTTAAAAGGCCAAAGTAAAGATAACGCTAGGACTGATAAAACCAAAGTCGAAACCCCTGCTAGCGAGGGCGATAAAAAAGGGAATTCAGTCAGCCACATAAATAAGCTGATTAGAAACCTACAAAAGCAAAAGAAAAATATTAAAAATAAAACAAAATGAATATAAAAGAATTGATAAAAAAGTTTGTCGACAAAGGCTATGAAGCCTTAGAAGACAGCGAAAAAGAACTACTCCGTGATAACACTAGCCTTATGGAAAAGGAAGTAGCCAGCAAATTTGCTGAGGCTGAAAAAGACCTAGGCGAACTAGGCGACCTTGACGAAGAGGGCTTAAAAACTCTTATTGCTGAGGGCGTTAAAGAAAACTTAGGTGGCGACAACAAAGCTCTAGTTGAGAAGTTATCCGATCAATTAGTTGCCAAGTTTTTATCAGGTGTAAAAACTAACAGAGCTAAAGTCATTGATGCAGGCGAAAATAAAGAAGTTATTACTGATGAAAAGAAAAAAGATAATATTACCCGTGGCTTTTTGAAAGCATTAGTCCATGACGATAAGACTGCATTGAAAACAATGCACGAAAAAGCTACTACCTTTAACCAAGGTGGCGACGATGCAAGAGGTGGTTATCTAGTTCCCGAGGAACTTATGGCAGGAATATTACGTATAGCTCAAACTGGTTATGGTGTAGCCCGTCGTGAATTTAGATATTTACCTTTCAGTGGCCCAGGCAACGAAAGAAAAATACCTACCTTAGCTTCTAGTGTCACCGTTTATTGGGTTGATGAGGCAGCTTCTAAGTCAAGTTCAAACCCTACTTTCGGATTAGTCACACAGACTTTAAAGAAATTAGCTGCTATTATTCCTTTCTCAGAGGAAATTATGGAAGATGCTGCTATTAACATTACCCAACTTATTGCTGAATTGTTTGCAGAAGCCATAACCAAAGAGGAAGATGCACAGTTCCTATATGGTACAGGCTCACCTTGGACTGGTATTTTGAATAACGGTAGTGTAAATTCTGTTGCTTTAGGCACAGGTTTAGGTGTTTCTAGCGTTAGTTTTGAAAAATTAGTTGATATGCAAGATGAAACTCCAGCTGGAGCTTTAGCAGGTGCTAAGTATTACATGCACAGAACTATCGTAAGCTATCTACGTAAACTACGTACTGATGCTGTTAGTGCTTCTGACGGAGCAGGTGCGTTCTTACTACCGCCTACTAAATCTTCTATTGAAGATATACTAGGTTATCCTATTGAATTATCCGAGGCTTTCCCTAGCAAAACTTTAACTGGTGCTTCTAAACCATTTGTAGTTTTTGGTAATTTGAAGTTAGCTTGTATTCTAGGAGATAAACAGCAAATTAGAGCTAAATTGCTTGACCAAGCAACCATTACCGATGGCGATGGTACTACTACTATTAACTTGGCCGAACAAGACATGCTAGCATTACGTTTAGAGGAACGTGTTGGTTATATTCTAGCTATCCCAAGTGCAATCACCGTTCTAACAACAGGTGCCGCTTCTTAATACGCATTAGGTTTTTTATAGGGAGCCTCGGGTGCGGGGCTTCCAAACAGATAACTTAATAAAATTAAAGTCAATTATATGGCAGCAACAGTAGAAATTTGCGAAAGTAATGGAGCAGGCGAAGCCATTACTCACAATATTACAAATTCAAATAAGGGTAGTGTCGACACCCCTAATTTAGTGGCAGCCGATTATCCCGTTGTGCCAGGCGAAAATAGCTTTGAAAAATGGCAGCGTATTCACGTCACGGCTATGGGTGGTTCAAGTAAAATTGATAACCTAAAAATTTGGCGTGTCACAGCCCTTGGTGGATCCGCAGTGCATAAAACTAACGCTAGAGAGAGTGCATACGACGGAGCCCAAACCTACGCCCAGCCCTCTGCTTCTGACCGTAGCGGCACTTATGACTACACAGAAGCTATGCCTACTACTGAACCTAGCGGAGCTAACCTAGGCATTGGTGGTGCTTTAGCAGGCGAGTTAACCGGTGTAGGTTATTCAGACTACTTAGTCCACCAAATACAAACTGACGGTGCCGACGTAGCAGGTGCAACTACCACAATGCACTATCAATATGACGAAACAGCTTAATATAAAAATATATGTCAAAACACATTTGTTCTCCTTGTAATAAGGAATTTGCCACTGAGGCAGAATACTTGGCCCACGTTTGTGTAAAGTCAGGTAAAAAACCAACTGAACAAGATCACTTAAAAAATACTACCACACCACATATAGCCAAAGTGTCTGCTGGTGCTTTAAAACGTGGTGCTGATAAGGTGGCCAAACCCGCTACACCGGCCAAGTAAAATATAAATAAATAGCAGCGTACTCAATACGTAATGCAGGGTGGCTTTCCCCACCTACCGGACTACAATACCCCCTGCTATTTGCTCGGGGTATTTTTGCGAAGCTATACATTTTAATTAGATATATTGGCTAACCTTAGTCAAAGCTAAAAACGAAGTTATACATTTTAAAAATTAAATAACAACACAATGCAAGAACCAAAATTTACTTTCGTCAATATAGTCGACGGAAAAGAAAAGCTAGAGGAAGTGAAGCTAGAAAATTGGATATGGGCCGTCACTTATAAAGACGGCAATGAACTACACCAATTTGACAATCAACGTACCTTTCATCGGTTGGCCGAAATAGACCAAAGCAAGGTCGCTGTGTGGACACTATACCAGCCAAAAGGCAAAGGCGATGGCCATATTACTTTTGTTCTACCGCTAGACAAAGAAGTAGCCCTAATTCATAAATACCGTAATTACGTTTTTAACTCCGGGCAAAAAAATGAAAAGAAAGTCCGCATTTATATTTTTGGTTATAAGGTCAAGGGCCAGGTGCCACACTATAATTTTATAATGCCGGACAATCGTATTGTTCAATCGTTTGGCGACCAGAACCCTAAGCTAAGTAGTGATGCAATAAAATGACAACCAAAGAAGCTACAATAATAAATTACGAGGTTTTTATACCTATACTAAAAAAGCTGCCTTATACTCACAGGTATTGGCTTGAGTTTCGTGATCAGTATTTTCCTGACGAACCGGAAGTAAACGAAAGTGTGGCCACTAATATATTGGCAAAGCTAGACGAAGTTTTAGCCGGTGTTAAACTTATGACCCCCGAGGAATTTGAAGACTGCGAGTGTGAGAAAAAACCTTGCCTTATGTTTCATGACCATACCAAACCAATTATAATGCCGTTTTCTTTGATAGCTGAATACCGGGAGCAAATTACTTTATTGGACGACTCAATACCAACCTTTGATTTAAAAATAGTCCATGAAAATGACTTGACCAACCCGCTTATTATTGAACAGCATTATTTGTATGGTGGCATAAAAAGAGAAACAAGATATACAGACGAAACCAAACAAGAAATTGAAACAATAATCGAGGAAGTATAAACCTATGGCATGCTATTTAAACGGAACATGTTGCGACGGCAATCAAACCGGCAAAGAAGAGCTGACCGGTTTTACCCACAGGGCTGGTGGTCAAAATAACCGCCCCCCGTTCCTTTCAATTTGTACTTTAAAGGTAGGTATAATTCCGCAAATTTACCAGGGTGGGGTATGGATAAACATGTCGCTTGTTTATGCAAATATAGGGACTTCCCCTGCTTCCGCCTCGCCCTATTCAAGCTACCCTTGTTCTAAAAATACTACCTTTACTCTGACACCCAGGGTCGGTAGTGGCGGGGCTACGCTAGCTGTCGTTATAGAGTTTCTGACAAGACCTATGTTTATTATTGCTACTTCACAGTACAGGTAAACTCTACCGGGCCAACCGTAGTAGCTATTTTGAAAGCCCTAGAGTATGCCGTAGTTGCCCCAACTGATATTACCAAGGCGTTGACCTATACCGTGGTCGCACCAAACGAATTAACAAAGCCTTTAGCTTACACAGTAGTTGCCCCGGCGGAAATAACTAAGCCACTCGCTTATAGCATTGTGTCGCCTGTCAGCATAGACAAGGGACTGCAATACACCGTTTCTACCCTTGCAGCTATAACAAAGGGTCTAAACTATGCCATTGTGGCTCCTGTGGCTTCCATAGACAAGGTTTTAGCCTACGAGGTACGTATTTACCCCTACTGCCCGCAAACAAGTCCTTACGTGCCAAAAAATAAAAGAATATGCAATTAAAATAAAATGTCAATTTTAAACGATAACAACAAAATAACAGGCTACGAAACAGGCGACAATACTTTTTTAAAAGAAAAGATTGCTGACGTAGCCCGTAAAGCAGAAATTGAAATAGGCGATAAAAAACAGCCCGACTTATTTTACCCACAGTTTAAAACTAAGCACTGGGATAACGAGTGTAATTTATCTTTGCGTTTGGTAGATAGTGATTACCAAGGTGGCATTTTAAAAACTGATCAGGAAAAAATAGAGTGGGAACGTGCTGGCCGTAAAATTATATTTTATGAAAAAGATATTGCCGAAGCTGAGGACGGCGGCTTTGAAATAGAAGTAGAGCTAGCAGGAAAACCAGCCAGCAATGTGTTGGAATTTTCTATACAAACAAAAGGCTTAAATTTTCTTTATCAGGACGAGCTTACGCAAGAGGAAAAAGACAGGGGACTAACCAGGGCTGACAATATTATTGGGTCTTACGCCGTTTATCATAGTACCAAAAAAAATAATACAGTTGGCGGAAAACATTATAGAAGCGGTAAAGCATTTCATATTTATAGACCCTATGTCGAAGATGCAAACGGAAATAAAATTTGGTGCAATCTCAACATAGACACTGAACTTGAAATACTAACAATAACTGTACCGCAGGAATTTTTAAACACGGCTGTTTACCCGGTTATTATTGACCCTACTTTTGGCTATACTAGCATTGGCTCTACAGCCGGTTATTTGCAAAGTACATATATTGTTGGAACAGCAGGTACTTTGAGTGCTGCCGGAATAATAAGTAAAATGACAGCTTATTTAAAAACCGGTTGGCAATCTGGTCAAGATATTCAATTAGCTATTTATAATGACGACGGCACCTACACCGGCAATAGTACAGAGGAAAAAGACGACGGAACAGAGAACGCCTGGATAGACTGGGATTTTGGCAGTCCTGTAAACCTTGCTGCCGATGATTATTTGTTAGTGGCCTGGACAAACGGGTTTAATATACAATGTGCTGCTGACAGTGGGTCTTCTGGTCAAGTATGGGACATTACCCCCGGAGCTAGTTATAATGCTTGGCCAACAATAGACGGTTTATCAGGAACTTATATTTATTCTATTTATGCCACCTATACCCTAGCACCAACAGAGGAAGACATAACTAAGAGCCTGGGGTATGCAGTGATCACTACGCCAAGCGAAAAAACAAAGGGTCTAGTTTATACAGTAGAAGCCCCTGCCGACATAACAAAAACTTTAGGCTACGGCATATTGCTTGATTTTGATATTACTAAAACGTTGGCATACGAGGTCACATTTCAGCAACTACTAAACAAGGGATTAGTTTATACAGTAAAGGCTCCTGTCGACGTACAAAAAAGTTTGGGCTACACCGTTATTACTCAAACCGACGTACAAAGGCTACTTACTTATCATGTTATAAATTTCTCTGACATTACCAAAGGCCTGACCTATGCCATGAAACCTAGTATTGATATTACAAAAGGTTTAGCCTATACAGTTCAAACCGCAGACGAAATAACAAAAAATCTGACCTACGAAATAATAACAAGCACCGATATTACTAAGGGGCTTGATTATGGAATTTCAGAATTAGAAGTAATTGACAGCTACTCCGAAACAGACCAAGACTTAGAAATAGGCATGTATGCAGGGGGCCTAGTTGGAGTTGCCCAGTCTTTTGAAGCAACTGACATGTACGAGCTCGATAGTTCTAAAATGTACCTAAGAAAATTAGGCTCACCTACCGGCACTGTTTACGTTCATATTTATGAACACTCAGGTGTGTTTGGAACAAGCAGCGTACCTACCGGCTCACCGTTGGCCACCGCTAGCATTGCTGCCAGTATTTTAAATCCCGATAGTTTATATTTAATGAAGTTCCTTTTTACAGGGGCTAATAAAATAAAATTAGACCCTGGCTACTATGTTATAGCAGTAGAATATAACGGCGTTGATGTTAACAATAATGTAGTAGTCGGCATTGATAATAGTACGCCCACACACGGCGGAAACGCAGCACTTACAACAGGGGCATGGTTCCCAATAGCTGGCCTTGATACGGTTTTCTTTGCCTACGGTTTGCCAATAGCTCAAACAGATGTAAATAAAAGTTTAGGCTACGCTATAAAAACAGAAACCAGCCTAGACATAGATTTGACCTACGCCGTTCTTACTGACACAGCAATAAATAAACCACTAGGCTATGCTGTTATTACTGACTTTGATATTGATAAAACATTGACCTATGCCGTATTAACTGACCAGGTATTAAACAAAGGATTGCAATATACTTTAGCCACTTTTTCTGATATAAACAAAACCCTGGAATATACTATTTTAACTGACACCGGAATTGATAAGGGTCTAGAATATATTATTATACAACAGCTATCTATAACAAAAGCCCTAGCCTACACTATAAAATTTGAAGAGGATATTACCAAGGTTCTAAGCTATCAAATATTTTTACAAACAGAACTAACAAAACAATTAGAGTATGCCGTAGCCTGGCAATATGATATTACCAAGGTGCTGGCTTATAGCGTTATTACTGACACTGGCATTGCTAAAAATTTGGTGTACGCCATTGTGTCTGAGTTGGACATAACTAAGCCCTTGGTTTATGTGGTAGCTTATGAAGTTGAAATTACGCTAGCCCTGGCCTACGAGGTACGTATTTACCCCTACTGCCCTAAAGATAGCCCCTACTCACCGGCAGATAGCCCGTTCAGCCCTAAAGACGACATATACACTGGCAAGGCAAGTCTATATACCGACTTCCCTAAGAATTGCTAATATGATATAATAAATTTATATAAAACAAATATGAAAGGCTATACAAACGAACAAAACATTGAAAATTATCTACTGCAAGATATAGACAGTAGTTTTAGCACGCAACTAAATACATGGATTACGGCCATGGAAAAATACATTGACAATTTAACGGGCCGTAATTTTGTTGCTGATGCAGAGGGTAGCGAAACCACCAAAGTTTACGACGGCAATAACAGTGCCAAAATGAACATTGACGATTTCTTAACTATTACTGTACTTACTATCGACGAGGCCGCAGTCACGGTTGACGACTGGTACTTATACCCAAACAATGAAACTGCTAAATATCAAATAATTTTAAAGTCTAATTACTTTACTGCCGGACTTCAAAACATTTCTATAACTGGTCGCTTCGGCTATTCCGTAGCCGTGCCGGAAGACGTGCAATTTGCTTGCACAGTTTTAGTTGCCGGCATTTTAAATTATTCCAATAACAGCAAGGGAAAAGTACGTAGCGAAACCATAGGCAGTTATTCAGTTAGCTACGCCACAGAGAAAGACTGGCAAGACTTTAAACGTGCCGAGGGAATACTAGCCGCTTATAAAAAATTTAGCTTTTAATATGATTAGTGATCACTACGCAGAAACAGTAGAGGTTCAAAGACTGACAACCGTTAGTGGCCATAAAAAGGACTACACCACTCACATAGCCAGCGTGGCTTGCCACGTTCAGCCCTTTGACCCCGAAATAACCCAGGACATAGACATAGGCTTCGGCAAAGACTATCTGATGTTTTGTGCTGTACTAGATATTCAAGAGGGCGACCATGTTATTTGGGACAGCAACGAATACCGAATTGTAGGTATAAAAAACTTTTTTCAATTTAACCAGGAAGCTAAACACATGGAAATTAGAATTAGAGTATTTCAATCATGAGTGTAGCTATAAAAATAAAAATAAAAAACCTTGACCAAATCCAAAGCCTTTTTAAAAAGGCACCTGCTAAAATGGGCAAAGAATTAAACACAGCCGTTAGCAGGGTAATTACCAAACTAGAAAGCACTGCGAAAAAAGAAGCCCCGGTAAGTAAACAATCCGGTGGCGGAAACCTACGCCAAAGTATTTTATCTGCAATGACTGGCCAGGCCAGGGGCGTAGTTCGAGTAGGGGCTAGCTATGGTATATTCGTACACGAGGGAACTAGACCACACTTAATAACAGTTGTCAGAAAAAAATCTTTAGCAAATAGGCGTACCGGACAATTTTTTGGCAAACGAGTTAGACACCCAGGCACAAAAGCAAACCCATTTTTGACCAGGGCAGTTGATAAAGAACAGGGCTTTATAGACAAAGAGTTTAGCCTAGCCGTAGCAAGAGTATTAAAATAAAAACATGGCAACAGATTTTAAAACAATTAGGGCTGCTATAAAAGCAGTGATAGATGCAAAGATAGCTGACAGTAGTAAAATACAGGCTGTTTATGCTTATGCCAGGTCAACCTTTGGCGACGGGTTCCCGGTGGTCACAATCACGCCTAGCAGCAATGAGGCTGACTATGGTTCTACTTCAAACGACAGGGTACAATTCGCTTTTAACCTACGTATTTATTACCCTATTCAAAAAGAAGCTGAACATGCTGATGCAGAGATAGCCTTAGAGGAAGTAGTAGACGAGCTATTAACATTGTTTAGACCCCGTAATGTTCTAGGTGCTACCTGCGATTGGGTGGCCCCAACGCCTAGTATTTGGGAGTATGAAGTCCGGGGCGAGGCCGTATTCAGAGTGGCCGAAGTAAACCTATCTTGCATTAAATATGTCGCAGAATAAAAAAATGTGATATAATATAATTAACTAAATAATAAACCAAAAATATGGCACTAATAAGAGGAGAAGACCTAAACGTTGGTGTGGGCGTAGAAAACCCGTCAACAAGAGGCATAAACGTTGTTGCACAAAAGTGGGTACCAGGTAGAGCCCCTGCCGGCGTGAATGTAGAGGTCGTAAAAACTTTAATCAAAGAAACCAAAGCATCAGGAATAATGAGCCAAGGTTCAGAGGTCGTTCAGCGTAAAGCTATTGGCGGTCTTGAATTTAATGTAAAGAGTGAAAGTATAGGCTACTTTCTAAAATCATTATTGGGCAAATGTACTACTAGCGTTGTTGCTGGTTCAGTAAACAGCCACCTATTCGAGATACTACTTAACAGTCCACAATTTCCTACACTGACAATGTTGCTTTCTCAGCCTGACCACCAAGACTATGAATACCCAGGGGCCTTAATAAAATCTTTAGAAATTAGGACACCGGTTGACGA